CATCACTTATCCCAATTCTTTATTGCAGTAAAGTTATTAAAACTAAACTCCATTCTATCAACAAGTTTTACGGCCTTACCATCATTATTAATTGCAACATAACCTTCTGGATTTGTAACCTTAAATCCATTTTTCGTTTTTATAAAGGTGTCCGTCAGTTGTTTAACTGAATTCAACTTTTTAACAATTAACATCTTTGCGGCCACAAGGGCTTGTTGAAAAGAAATGACACTTTCTATATTTCTGATATGTTTCTTAAACTCTCTCAGATACTCGTTCTTATTTCTTTCAATCTTTTCTTTTGCACCGAGTGTCTTTACTTTGTCCTTATTCTTATCAAAATGATTTGCAATATGGTCAAGATATCCTTGAGCGTGTTGTCTTACATTTTTGATAGTTTGTCCTTCTCTTACTTTTAAATTATTATATGTTTTTAGAGAAGCACCAGACAAATTCCCTACCATTGAATTTTGAAGTCTTATAAACTTCTCTAACAATGATGAATTTATTCGTCTAAAAATCTTACCAACTGTTGATAAGTATGATGTTACTTCATCTGTTTCTGATTGAGTAAATGTTGCTTTACCAGAAACATCTTTAAATGAAGCATTATCCATCCATACACTATCTATCTTTTTTAATCCTTTTATGTCCACTCCAAATTTTGCTGACATTGATGGTAGATTATCACCTTCGTAGGTTGTGTGCCATACGACTCCAATTTGTGCTTTAGAGATTTGTCCACTAAGTTCAGAACCCATAGGTGTAGCATACACGATAGTATTAGGCTGAAAAGAAATAAAGGTTTTGTCATCAATTTTCTCCTTTTTTAAATCTTTCTTGGTGAACATCAAATCACCTTGAATAACATTTTTTATTCCTAGTTTTTTAAATTCTTTGAGTGCGATTGCAAACTTATCTTTTAAATCACCAGAAACATCTATTTCTGATTCTTCTTTATATAACTTTGGATTTACATTGAATACTGATTTCTTTGCGACAAAGAACTTGCCGTCTGAAGGGTCAACGCCTGCAAATATAGCAGGAGCTCCGTCCCACTTAACAGTCATATTAACTGAACCTTTTGATGACCCAGATAACATATCTCTAAGTGATTGAAGAAAATTAATTGCACCTCTACCCCCACCAACACCAAAGTTGAGTATCTCATCTTCTAGGTGTTCAAGGTGTAGATTTTTGCCTTGTTTATCTTCTAATAAGAATTCTTTAAATGTTAACATAGTTCAATTTTTCCATAGTTGTATATACTATATTTATAAATTGAACATTTGTCAAGTTACCCTTTTACAAACTTTCCAATAGTTAATGATTTGTTCAAAGGTATCTCTCTAACCCAATCATAATGACCTTTCATTTTAAAATATTTGTATCTAGGTTCATATTCCTGCTCTAACTCTCTAGTTGAAACAATACCAGCAGTATACAAAGTATTCCATGTAATATTAATATATGGGTAATTATTATTTTTATAGTATTTTTCTTTTCTTTGTAATCTATGACAGTACCGATAATATGATGGAAATAATTTTCCCCATGAACTAAAATAATCAACCTCAACAAGTCCAACTATCTCATCACTTTTAGTGTTAACGACACCCAAGTCAACACTATATTTACCAAGAGGGTCATCTATAACTTTATATTGTCCATCATTTTTTAATTTCATATATTTAAAGACAAAGTTGTTTAGGGTTTGATTTTCTTTCATAAATCGTTTAAATGCATCTCTACACTCTTTATCATTAAATCCCTTTTTACCAGCATATCTTGTTTTATCTTCTTTAGAAATATCCATTTCACGAATGTACCATGTTTTGTTAACATTGTCAAGTCTAAAACATTCCACTTCTTGCGTTTAGATTACCAGCAACCATAACTCTTTCGTGTTCGTTTTCTTGTGGTAATACCTTATGTTTAACCCAGCCTGGAAATATTACTAACAATCCATTTACTGGTTGTACTTTATAATCTGTGTTTGTAAATATTAGTGGAGAACATTGACTTGTAACATTTACATAGTATGTCCAAGACCATATTGCAGGCCAATGGTCGTGTGATATAGTATAATCACCTTTTTTATACACTGCACCCCAAACATCATAACAATCTGGTATAAATTGTACTGGTGATATTTCTAATGAAATTTCTCTAACCCAATTTACTAGTTCTTGAAAATGTTCACCACCAGCCTCCAGTTGCATATTCCATTCTGTCATTTGTGCTTTTACATTTGACCTATGTTTTATTCTATCACCTTGTTGACGAATATATCTCTCTAATAAAGGGTTTAAATCTTTCCATTTGTCATATGTTCTGAGAACAACTGGATATCTTTCTTTAAATAATACTTGACTACCATCTTTACCCCATATTGGTGGGTGGTCTTTTGTTGGGTCATCTTTCATTTTTTTTCCTTTAAGAATTTAGGTAAAGGGTCTCTACCAAACGGTCTTATAGTCATCAAACTTGAAACCATTTCTTCAGCGTCTTCCTTGAATTTGAATACTTGGACAACATCATTTGTTGGTAATTCAACAACAACATAGACAGCTTCTTTATTTCTCCATTCAACATCATAATAGTATTTTATCTTATACTTTTTATATCTTGAGGTCGGAAAACTTTTCATAAGATTTTTCTCCTAATCTTTTTCCAACACCAGTATTGTCAAAGATTGGTTCATCTTGTCCAGAGTCTAACACATCTTTTTGTGCGACTTGTTCAACATCGTATAACCTCATCTTCGCTCTATCTATTCCTAATATGAATCTTTTATTCATTGTGGGGTCATTATATCTATTCTTTAATTGTTTAATCATTATCTGATTTAAATCTTCTAATTCCTCAGTAGATATTAATGCAAACATCAAATCAGCAGTTGCAGGCAAACCAAAACTTTCTGATGTATCTTCTAGTCCTACATCTGTTGAAGTGTATGCACTTCTTGTTGTTTGTGTTGCAGACACTATTGGAACATTAGATTCAACTGCAAATCCTCTAAGTTCTTCTGCAATCGCCTTAATATAAAAATATGAACCTACACTTGCATTACCTTTAAATCTAACTGATGAACATATATTTAGATAGTCTATAAAAATAATATCTGGTTTAAATGATTTCTTGAGTGCAAGTTCTTTTACCAAACTTTTAAAATGACCACTATGTGCAGATGCAGTTGGATATTCTTTGATTACTAATTTACCAACTGTCTTCTTTGATATACTATTAATCTTATCATCAAACATTTTCTTTGGTAGTTCGTGTAAATCATCAATAGATATATTCATTAAGTTTGCATCTATTCTTTCTGCAATCTTTTCTTCTGCCATCTCTAATGTAATGTATAATACATTTTTACCTTGCATCAAAGTTGATGCAGCCATATGACACATAAACAATGATTTACCAACACCAGTACCAGCAAGTGCAACATTTAAAGTTTTGTTAGGTAAACCACCTTTAGTAATTTTATTGAAGTATTCTAAATCAAAAGGTATTCTATCTTCTTTCTTATGATAGTATTCAAATCGTCTTTCTGACTCATCAATATAATCGTGTCCAATATGATTATCAAAAGATACTGCAAGTGCATCTGATAGCATACTAGGAATAGATTCTGGTGTGTTGTTCTTATCTTTATCTTCTATTATTTTTATACTATCAACAACTGCATTATATACAGCCTGGTCTTTACAGAATTGTTCAACTGTTTTTAGTAACCAATCGTAATCAACCTCTGATTTATCAAGTGATTTTAAAAGTTCTAATGCACCACTATTTTCAGTTTCTGATAAATCTCTTCTGTTTTGAATCTCTATTTCTAAAACAGTTTGAGTTGGAGGTTTAGAATATTTCTCTACAAAGTCATTTATTTCTTCAAAGACAATCTGTTGACTTCTATCTTTGAAATATTCTTTTTTTAGGAATGGTGTTACCTTACGATTAAACTCTTCATTGTTCAATAACTGACTTAGTGTCGTTACTTCTATCGTCTGATTTTGTATCACTAATAACCCCCTCTGAATAATGTTTATCTACTATATCACAAAGTATATCACCTAGAAGATTTTTAAAATCTATATTCAAATGTTCTTCTTTCAATCCGTTGTAATCAACAACAGTATATTGAAATTTAAGAACTGCTTCTAGGCCAGGGTTCTGTGGGTCTTGTACTGATGCAATCTTTCCAAACTTGAATACAATACCATCGTATCTACCACCTTTAATACCAATGCAATCTTGTTGTGACTTTGATTTGTTTTCTAAAAAAACATAATCATCTGCGATATTACCTAAATATCTATTTGAGGTATCATTCACTTTCCTCAATACTTTCTGTTCCACCATATCTAAATTCCTTCTTCGCACATTCATCTAAGATATCCATAACATCTTTAGTGAAATATTTCTTTGGGTCATTCAATATAGTTTTACCATATTGTTTTGAACCGTCTGGTAATTCATATCTAGTTGATATTTTTTTAAATACATTGTATTTTTCTGCAAGTTCAAGTAATCCATAATATCTATCAAGACCTTTATTGTAAGTCAATCTAACATCAACCATTTTGTTTTCTACTGTAAGTCTTGATTTAAAGTTTTTACAATGTATAATATTACCTACAACTTCTGTTCCTTCTTTTTCTTTTCTTTTGGAAAGATATACGATAGAAGAAGCTGCATATTTTAATCCAGAACCACCACCCATTTCTTTTGTTGGAAACATAGAACCAACAACATCATATGTGTGATTTGTTACAACCATAGGTACTTTTGCTTTACCAAGTTTTAAAGTCAACACTCTAAATGCAGCTTTGAGAACTTGAGCACGAGTCATATCTCTTGTTTCTTTTCCCTCAGCAGTATCTTCAACTTCTTTAGTTGTTGATAACATACCAAGTGAATCTAATGCAAGAAATAATGGTCTACGAATAGATTCTTCTTGATTAATATAACTATCTAGAACTTTCAATGATTGTGTTCTAAATTCTTGTACTGTTGTTACTGGAAGTATAACCATTCTTGATGGGTCAATACCTCTATCAATAATCATTCGTTTAGTAATCGCACTTTCACTTTCAAAGTATATTACACCACCCTCTGGATTTTTATCCAGAAAGTTTTTACACATACCCATAAGAAAAAATGTTTTACCAGTTGCACTTTCACCAGCGATTGCAGTAATCTTGTTTGCTGGTAGTCCACCATTTATTGAACCAGACAGTAATGCATTGAAAGCATACGAACCAGTGTCAATAAACTCTTCAACATCACCAGCTTCAACTCCGTCTGAAACTAATGATGCATATTCGTTACCAGTTGTTTTGATAACTTCTTTTAAAAAATCAGGCATTCAAATCTCCTTTTCAACATTGTACCATATTTTTTATATTTGTCAAGTTATGTATTTTTAAAAACACATATCCTTTTAATTTACCTTTACTCCAACTTATTTCTGAGACTTTTTCCATACCAATCTTCTCGTAAAATTTACAGGCCCTAGTGTTATCACTTCTTACTGTACACCAAACATTTGTATTTACATAATCAAAAAATTTGTTTATTATTTTGACAGAGTTAACTTTATCATTTTCTTTTACCATATCTTTAATAATTACATCACCTTTGTTTACTTTATAATTACCAAATTTTTTGGAGATTAAATATTTGTGGTAAATTATAACTAATCCATTTTCATATATTACTTTTTGTTTTTCCAAACATTCTTGAAGATAATCCTTTCTCATATAAGGAAATATATCAGCATACTTGTAAAAAATATGAAAAATTTTGTAATATGTTTCATAATTATTTTCAGCGTGTATCATCTTATTAAATTAGTATTACCAATTACCCAAAAACAATTCTTAACTTTTGTGTCAATTATGTTTTCCATCATTTCATAAGCTTTAGATTCATAAATCATATCTAACTCAAACCCTACATTTTTTTTAAGTAATTTATTATAAGGATATTTACCTTTAATAAATTCAAATTCATATTCCCAATTCATACCATCTAAATTTTTATATACAGATTCTGTTCTGTCATAACCAAAAGGTTGTAATGCAATAATTTTAAATTGTTTATTATATTGTTTTTTTCCTTCTAGTATTCCAGTTAAGGTGACACCACTTCCAACTGGAACATATAATACATCACAATCAACATTTTCTACTTGTTCTGATATTTTACCTATAATAGATTCTCTATGAGTTTT